AAAGGAGGGAAAACCCTCCTTTGATGTATTATTGAAATTATTGTATTATTCTATCACCTCATCAATTTTACTTTCAACAATAGATGTTATTCTCCAATCTTGTGAATAACTCTCATAAATTTTGGTTACTTTTGCTTCTACGTCTGTTGGGTTGTAACCTCTAACCAATTTTTCTTCTTTTTGTTTTTTTACCTTTCCTGATTCTGAATCTACAATGTCAGTGGTAATTTTCGCTACAAAATATTTTTCATCCATTTCCATAAGTTTTTTTTAAAAATATAGTAAATAAAACTTATCTATCAAGGTAAGTAGACAATTTTTTCATCAGTTCTTTTTGTTTGTCTAATTCATCGCTACTTCTACCTGTCTCTCTTTCTGATTTAATTTGTTTTTCTTCATCTAAATTTTCTTCAAAATTGTTTCTATCTTCAGGATTTAAAAATAAATAAGCTCCAGGTGTTGATGGTGAAGAAACTAAGTCAAAACAAATAAGTTCAAAATCATCTTGTACTTCATTTTGTTCTCCAACTTTTTTCAATGACCCAACACCACGAGAGGATATCCCTAAAGTAACTCCCTGACGTAAGTAGTTAGCGGCTAAATCTCCTTTAGTTGAACAAATTCCTCTTTCGTGAAATCCTGGTGATGTTAGTAATTTAAGTTTACCCATTAAAATAGGACCTTCCCACCATATCTCAGTAATAATGTGAGATGCTCTGTCCAAATCAATCAGTGATGATTCAGGGTGATTTAGTTCAGAAAGAGATGTTCCTTTCTCAATTGCTTTTTTATAATTGTCAGCTTCTCTTTTTAATATTTTTTCAGGATATATTCTACCATTTCTATTTGGAGTATTATATTTCTGAAGAACCGCATAAAATTCAAATGGTTTAGAGTGGTCTAAAAAATTTTTTGATTCTTTTAAAATTGAATCATTTCCATTCTCACGTGGATTTATATAACCAGCATCGTATTCAATTAAAATTCCTTTTCCAATCTGTCCAGGTTTCAGTATTTCTAAATTCATTTCAATATTTTATATAATAAATATTGTTGAAACTAACTTTCAACCAAAACTGTCTTACTTTTATTACTTTTAGTTAAGTAGAAATTAAAATATTTGTTATTTGAAAGATTTTCTTTGAATATAAACTTTAAAATATTCTTCAAAGAATCTTTAATTTTTTTTGATTTGAAATCAATTTGAGGTTCAATAAAAAAAAGATTGATTTCTAAATTCAAAAATGATTTTTTTCCTATTGTCAACCCTGATGACCTCAAGTCTAAATCGACTATGAATTTTTCTTCAAAAAAACTTTTATCAAAACTTTCGAAAATTGAATGACGTATCGCCCTTGTTAAATTTGAAACTATTCTATTCCAATTTTCGTAATCATCTTTTGGTTCTACCCATGTTTGAATGTTTAAATATATTGATTTTAGATGTATAGAATCAACTGTTCCGTAAAATACTTTAGCATTTTTAAAACCCTGAATTTTTGAGGTTTTACCTTTTTTCATTAAATTTCATATTATCTCCGTTTATTTTTTAAAAAAATAGGTATATTTGTATTGTAAGTCAAAATTTTTTTAAAATTGGAGATATTTTTAATATATGTTGATAATAAAAATTGATAAAAAAACTTCCATAGAAAAAGCCTTGAAGGTTTTAAAAAATAAAGTTATTAAAACCCGTCAAGGCCAAGAATTAGTAAATCGTAAAACATACGTGAAAAAATCTGATAAAAAAAGAAATCAGATTCAAAAAGCCATCTACGCTCAAAAATATAAAAATAAGAATTAAAGATTATTATTTAAATCTTCTAATCTAAAATAATTTAATTTATTATATTTTTCTAAATTAACTTTTTCTATTGTTTCATTAATTTTTGATAAAACTTCAGAATCTTTTTCAGATTCTTTAATTAATGTAAGTTTAGAAATTAAATTTTCTTTCACAGTTTCAAACTTAGGTTTTAAAGTTTCATCATCAATATTCAAAAAATTTGTTAACTCTTTTTTTTCAGATTCACTTAAATTTTCTATATAGTTTTTAATTGTATTATTCGCAACATTAATCATAGAAGAAAGTGGAATATTAATTGATTCTTTCTTTTCTAATGGTTTTTTCTTTAAACATTCTTTGATTATTTTTTTACCATTAATTTTAGATTCAATAGTTAAAACATTTTTAGAAAATAAATTATCTATATGATTATATTCATTTCCTGAATTAACATTTTTAACCCAAGATTTAATTTTATCTAAAGATTGAGTTTTTATTTTTGAAATAGTACTTTCATAAATCTTCACACACTCATCAATATAATCATCTAATACAGATTCATTAAGACCCTGATTAGATGTTAACTGGTCATATAAATAATATATTTTACTTATATTTGAATTTTCTAACACTAATTTTTTAAAAGTTTTTAGTTCTTTTTGAAAAGTGTTATTGGAATAAGATTCTGATAATCTTTTTTCAATCTTTGATTTTAAAATACCAAATTTCATTTTGTTTCTTTATTTTATAAATATCAATCTTTTAATATTTTTTCTAATTCATCCTCCATTTCTGATAAAGAATTTCTAACTTTTGACAAGTCAATAAAGGAATCATCATGTAAAATATCTTCAGATTCTAATAAAATATTTAAACTGTCGGTTTTTCTACTTTCAGGTAATCCACTCTCAGCTCCTCCACCTGGAGGTGGTGGTACTTCTCCGCCTCCACCTGGAGGTGGTGGTGGTGTTGAGCCAGCTTGTGACGTATTTCCTGTTACAGTTCCGTAAAGTTTATCAACATTATCAAAAATACCTGTATGTGTAATAATTGTTCCAGTATTAGTTAATTCAGCACTAACCGCTTTCTCAATACGTTGTTGTTGTAAATCAAGTTTAATTTCTTCATCAGAAAACCCAAGAATATGTTTTTTAGCCCAAGAAACGGATACAGGAGCAATACCTTCAACTGCGGTTACTGCGTCTTTGTATAATAACACTTTTTCTTTCCAAATATCAATTTTTAATAAATCAGCTTGAGAGGATGGGTTAGTTAATGATAATGTAAAATTATTAAGTTCATCTTCATACCCCAATAAAAATAAATGTATAATAGCTATCTTATTTAATTCTGCAATCATACATTTTTGTATTCTGTTAATAGTTCTTGCAAAACGTATATCCATTAAAGATAAATTTTTACCATCACCAACTATTTCTTCAAACCCTAAAAATGCTTTAGGGACACGAAGAGCCGTTAATAATTTCTTTTGGATATATTCGATATCAGCAATCTCAGAAAGGTTCTGAGCTCCAGGTAAAGTGTCAATAGGATTTGCCGCGGCTGCGTCACGAACAGGTATAAAATAATCTTGGTCAACCGCCATTTGGTTGAATCTCATATCTACGTTACCCGTAGCATTATCAACAACTTGTGACCTTTTAAACTTATTAGCAACTCTTTGTACATATGGTTCAACGTCTTTATCATCCATGTTTCCAACAAACACTTTAAATACCCTTCTTTCAGGTGCTCTTGATGTACGATAGATTAACATAGCATCTTCAGATAACAATAATTGTTTCCAAATACGACGAGCCTTCTCTAACATTGAGGTACCGTAAGGTAATTTTCTATCATCACCTAATAATCTAAAGTGAGCCATTTCCCATGAATTAAATTCCATGTCTTTAGCTTTCCACTTAAACCTCAAACCTTTTTGTTCTTTTGGTTCATCAACATTTTGAGATTTTGCCGCCATACCTCTTTCAAGACGTTCAATCTCAATATTTGGTAATTGCATACATCCAACAACTCCTTTGTCAGAATCTAACTTTAAATAAACAAAATTATCACCATACTTACATGTGTTTCTTGTCCACATAGGTAAATTGGTATTTAAATCTAAAGAATTGTTAAATAAATCTGCCAATATTGATTTAATACGTTTTGATTCTGAATAAATCTGTAACATGTAACCATTTTGGTCAACAGTTGTTGACTCTTCACCGTAGATATCTAATGCTGCTGAAATTTCAGGAGTATATTCCATTGACTCGTAGTCATAGAAAGAAGCCAAACGAGTTGGTTCGTAATAAACCGCCTGTGTATAAAGATTACTCTCAATTTTAGTCCACTGATTTGCTAAATAATATGTTTGTTGAGCCTGTAAAAGTTCTTTATCATATTCTTGTTTTGATGTCGTTTTTAAAATATCCTGTTTATCGTACTTATATACAGGATAATCTTGATTTAACAAAGAATTAGGCCCAAACGCTTGGGATAATCGTTGCCAAACTGTAAGTTGATTATTATTTTGTTCCATACTTAAATTTAAAATTAATAAATGTAAACTAAATACTTTATCTAGGTCTTCCGTTTACACTTTCTTTTTGATTTATTTGGGTATTACCACCAGGTCTCACTGATTTAATACCTTGACCTGGAACATTTAATTTACTACCGGCAAAAATTTCGCCACTTTTTTTTCTGTTTTCAAAGTATCCCATAACTATTTTTTATATAAATATTATCTAACACCAAATAACCAACCGTACTTTAAGTATTCTTCTTTTGAAATATTTTCTCTACCTAAACTTTGTAAATTTTTTGTGTTATTAGGAATGACAGGATTGAATTCAATCTGCTTACTTACATTATCATTATTCGATACGCTCCATGAATCCAACATCGCCTTTGTTTGTTCTGTAACTTTTTTCAAATTTGTAAATGAAGATTCGGCGACATAACAAGCCATTGCAACTGACATAATCAAGTCATCATGTTGTCCTTTTTGGTGGTCTGGTCGTCCATTGATATAAATAAACGTATTCATTTCGTTAAACAATCTTGAACTATAAATTTTAAATTCATGTCTCATCGCTTCTTCAAACGATGCAATTATTTGAACACGTTTATTATTAAAATTAATACCAGGAATTTTTTCAGTAGCCTTTGGGTCGTATTTCCATTTATTAGCAGTGTCAACACCATCCACATATAAATCTTTATAACCCATTTCTTGTAACTTTCTTGAAGTAGAAACTCCCATACCTCCGGTGATATCTATCACAATAAAACAAGAATACATATTTGCCCATTTATAACATATTTCAGCCATAGTATCAGGTGGAAGTTTTCCCACAAATTCTGCAACCTGTTCTCTCTCGTCAAAGTCAATGATTTGGAAAGAACTAAAATCCTCACTATCACCACGAGATACGTCAACACCCATAATATATTTGTGACCTAATACAGGTTCTTTCCATATCCACAAAGAATTTCCCATCATTTTGTTTTGTGGTTCACGAATCATATTCTCTCTAATATTTTGCATCATATTAGAATCAAATACGTTATCCCCCGAACCTAAAAAGTTACATTCTAACTCCTGAGAAACTTTACGTTTGTCATATTTAAGTTTTTTTACCATACTTTCAAACCAAGATGAACATGGTTTGTAACCGTCGTCAATAATTTTTTTTAAATCATTATAATTTCTATCAGAAAATGGTATTGGTTCCCAACTAATAATATCATTAAGGGTATATTCTTCTTTGTTCAAAAGATAATGAATAATATCCTTTGTCTTAACCATATATAAATCTTTTGTATATCTTGGGTCACGATACCAATACATTTCAGAAATTTTAAAATCATTCATATTTCTGTTTGCTTGGTCATATATTTCATAATATATCGCGTCGTATCCATTAGGTGTCGATACCACTATAACTTTACCACCCGTAGAAAGAGACGCCATACAAGCTGCCCAAAAATCACTGTCTGCCTCAATGAAGGCGGCTTCGTCAAATATTAATATAGTTGGAGTGAAACCTCTCAAAGCATCTTTAGATGTTGCAACCGCCTTAACCTCACATCCATTATTTAATTTATAATGTTTTTGTGAATTTTTTTCAGTTGCAAAACCAATACCAACCCAATCAGGCCATTGTCCAACAAATGCTCTAATTTTGTTAGCCATCTCCAAAGAAGTATCTAACTTATTGGCGATAATCAGAATTTTTTCTGGTTTTATTTTTTTAGCGAATGCTAATTTTTTTGAAACCCAAGCGGCGGTAACCGTAGAAACCCCTGCTTGTCTATACTTTAACGCAATATTTTCGTTATGTTCTTCATAATCTTGTAACAAACTAATTTGGTCAGGAAAAAGTTCCAATGGAACATATTTCGAAACAGTGTTGTCGTAAGTTTGTAAATATGTTTTCAGAGCGTAAGGTGTATCTCTCATACATCTTACATACTCAATCATTACTTGTTCTTTTGTCATACCTTTATTAATAAATATAATAATGGTCTATAAATAAGAAACCCCTCAATTGAGGGGTTTGTTTTTTAAAATCCTAAACTTGATATATCAATATCGTCAAAATCGTCATCGTCGTCAGAACCATATTGTTTCATAGTATCTTCATATTCTTGTTTCTTCAAGTCAGAAACAATTTCGTCAACCAATCTTTGGATGAACGCCATACCTTCAGAATTTCCAGATAAAATAGCTTTACTAACTCTAAAGAATTGTTCAGCATCTAATTTAGAAAATCTGAAAAATAAATGGTGTTGAATATGTTTCATATCGTCTTCAAAAAGTTCTAATGGATATGCCTCTTGAAACTTCTCCCAAAATACTGGACCTAATCTTGAATCCCATATTTCAGATGGTAGAGTGTCTTCCATCCCCATTACCATCTCGGCAGCTTTAGGGTCATCAGGTAAACCATGTGTACCAAATACTTCATAAACACCTTTAACTAATTCATGAACTAACAATGGGAAAGTTAACGCTTTAGCTCTTACTGTTGGTGGGTCAGTTTCGGTATCAACTTCTTCTTGACCCATTTGACCTTCACCACTACCAGCCATACCTTCCATATCAGGGAATAACCAATATGCGTGTTCCATTAAAGCTTGTGAAACAGTATATAAGTTCATTAATCTTGGGTCAATCTCTTCAAGTTCACTTGAAACTAAATTAAACATGTGACCACCCTTAAACGCTGCTCCTTGAATTAAAGAATTAATAAATCTTCTTTTAGCTCTTTCTAAATTAAAAATTTCAACATCACCAATGAATTCTTCAATCTCTTGTTCTGATGGCATTTTAGGTTGAGATTTCATTCCTTCAGCAGAACTCATAGGTTGCATCACAAGTTGAGCATCAAATTGTAAACTTCCTTCAGGAATTCCTAATTCTTTTACAACTAAATCAACTGCCAACTTTTCTAATTCTTCTTTATTATTCATTTGAATCGAAACAATTTGTTGTAACGATTGCATAACTGTCATCATTAATCCCATCATAGGATTTGGTCCTTGAATAGCACTAGTGTTACCCATAACTCTTCTAACCTTATCTACCGAATCTTTAAATCTCTTAGATGAAATTAATTCAATAAAATCTCTGTCACCTATTGGTAAACTTGGATGTTCCTTGTACGGAGTTTGTTTTTGAGTGATTTTTCTTTCAATACCAGGTTCCATTCTTTCAGGACCTTCGTAATCAATCGGAGCCTCATTCAGTGCTTCATACACCGATTCCAAAAGAATTTTTTCGTTCTTACTTAAACCTTCGTTCAAAGATTTTTTTTCCAATTTATTTTTAATCTTAAAAACTGTCTCGTAATTGTAATTTGCGCTCATATTATTTTAAATTAATACCGATTGATTTAAATGACAACCAAGAAGGTAATTTTCCCTTTTGTGCTTTTGGAGCTGGTTGATGTTTTGGTTGATATGGAGTACCAGGTTTTGGTTTTGATGGTGTATCCACACCCGGTTTAACAGGTGTCTCAACTTCTTTACCCGCCTTTGGAGCTGGTTGGTGTTTTGGTTGATATGGAGTACCAGGTTTTGGTTTTGAAGGAGTGTCCACACCTGGCTTCACAGGAGTTTCAACTTCTTTACCCGCTTCATTAACCATCTTACGTTTGATAGTTTCTAATAAATCTTTTTTAGAAATTTTTGGATAAATGTGTTTTTCCACCAAAGTTCCTATTTTATTTTCTAACTGACTTTCCCATTTTAATCCTGGTTTAATATCAGAAATTTTATTTGACATATTTTTATTCATAGCTTTTCCAACCATATCTAAATAACCTTCTTTATTTTCTTTTTTAACTTTAACTGTTTTTTCAGGATGTATCTTTTCAGGCATTGTTTTAAATTGTTTCTTACTTGTTGAGTCAGAAAACTCTTTAGCCATTTTACACCATTTTTTTTGTTCTTTTGTTTTACCATCACCACATTTTGCCCAAAACAGTTTTTGTTGTGATTTTGATTCAAACTTTTCTTTAATTTCAGACTCAGTTTGACCTACCATACTTCTATTATTATCAGAATCATCATCCATACCATCAGGAGCTTCATCACTTGCGTCATGAGGTCCCTCTTGTCCTGTATAATCTTGTTCCATA